AAAGAAGATACTAAAAAAGGTAAACAGTTTTCAAAGCAGCCTAAGAAAGTTGCCTCTAAGACTAAAAGGTTCAGATAATGCCAGTTAACAAGAAACTTATGAAATCTTTAAAAGAAGAATATGGTTCAGATAAGGGCGAGGCTATTTATTACGCTATGGAAAATAAAAGAAAAAAGAAAGCTGTTGGTGGTGAGACTCATACTATGCCAGACGGAACAGTAATGCCCGGTGCGACTCATGAAGAGGCAATGGCTATGGCTGTCCCTCCGGAAATGAATGACATGGAAGCTCCAGTAGATACTTACCCAAACATACCACCAGAAGAAATGGACGAAGCCTTGGCATCACAACTTCCTGATGAAGAAATGGTGGGAAATTATATTCAGTATGTGGTAGATGAGTCACTGACTGATAATGAAAAAAATTATTTAATGAAATCTTTAGAAGCAGATCCTCGACTAAGCACTATCTTTGATAAGATAGTTGAGACTGCCTCTGAGTTTACTGGGGCTGGAGAAGTATCAGGTCCCGGTACAGGTGTTTCAGATTCTATTCCAGCCAGATTATCTGATGGAGAATTTGTATTCACGAGAAAAGCTACCGATCAGCTTGGCGCAGACAATCTTCAGAAAATGATGGATGATGCTGAACGAGCTTATGATGGTGGTTTAATGCAACAGGATCAGACTAAAATGCAGGACACTCAGCCTTCTGAAACTGAGGAAGTAAAAAGCCTTATGATGTCGGCTAATAGAATGCCTAGTCTGAAAAAATAACTAACGGCTACCTTGGAGTAACAAGCCCCTACCGTCTGACGAGACTAAATTGGTATGGCTACCTTGTGGACAACAAGCCCCGTAGGAGAAAAAATGACTGAACAAGTAATTGAAAAGGAAGAAAACGCAAATCCTTATAATATGAAAAAAGAGTGGCATAACCAAGAGGATAAACCTTTTGTAAATGCAGATGACACTTTATTTTTCGACAACAGTGTTGAGGAACAGGCTACTATCGAAGACGATACCCCTGCTGATAAACCAAAACGCACTAATTATAAAAAGCGTTATGACGATCTAAAGAAACATTATGATTCTAAAGTTGCAGAGTTTAAGCAGCGGGAACAGGAACTTTTAGCTGAAGCAAGAGAAGTAGCTCCTCAGTATAAAGCTCCAAAATCCGTTGAAGAACTTGAAAGCTTTAAAAAGAAATATCCAGACTTGTATGAAACAGTTGAGACTGTTGCCCATATGAGAAGTGAACAGCAGATAGCTGACATTCGACAAGAGATGCTGAACATTAAAAAACGTGAAGCCGACATTACTCGAAAAGAAGCTGAAGCTGCTCTTAAAGCTCGACATCCTGATTTTGAAGAAATTAGAAATGACGAAAACTTTCATGCGTGGGTAAAAGAACAACCTAATGAATTACAAAGTTGGGTATACAAAAACTCTAATAATGCTGATTTAGCCAGTCGTGCGATTGATTTGTATAAACTTGAAAATGGAATTCCTCAGTCAAAAACTTCACAGCCTAGAAAGAAAGCTTCTAGTGCAGCAGATATGGTTTCTACTAAAACCAAATCAGTTGATACTAGAGAGCCTAAAATCTGGACTGAACGGGAAATTGCCCGTATGTCTATGGACCAGTTTGATAAATATGAGGATGAAATTAATCAAGCTATCTCCGAAGGCAGGGTAATTAAATAATTATATTGTCTTTTATTGAGGTAAATAAAAATGGCTTACAATCAAGCTGACCAGTATTTCGAGCCTAGCACGGATACTAATGCCAACTTTGCGAACTCCGTAAGTGGTCAAAACAATTCATTCTTCCTGCCAGCAGTTTACAGCAAGAAAGTTCTTAACTTCTTCCGTAAAGCATCTGTTGCAGAAGCAATCACTAACACTGATTACGCAGGTGAGATTACCGCTTATGGGGATTCCGTTAAAATCATCAAAGAACCTACCATCACTGTTTATCAGTATGAAAGGGGACAGGATGTAACTCAGACCAAACTGACTGACCAAGAGACTACTCTGGTCGTTGACACAGCTAACGCTTTCAAATTCATCGTTGATGATATCGAAAGCAACATGTCTCATGTAAACTGGCGTGAGGTTGCGGCTTCTTCTGCAGCTTACTCACTGCGAGATGCATTTGACGAAAATGTTATGTCAAAAATTGCAGCAGGTCTTTCTACATCTTCTCCTGACCATACTCTTGGCGCAGACTCAGCTACTAAATTGGCTGCTGGTGTCTATGATGGTGCTGGTTCTATTGACCTTGGTGTAAGTGCAGAAACTGACCCTCTTGATGTAATGGCTCGTATGGCTCGTCTTCTTGACGAACAGAACGTACCAGAAGAAGGTCGTTGGATTGTAGCATCTCCTGACTTTTATGAGCAGCTTTCTCAGTCTGCTTCTAAACTCATGTCAGTAGACTACAACGGTGGTCAGGGTTCAATCCGTAATGGTTTGATCAGCTCTGGCAAACTGCGTGGTTTCAGCATGTATAAATCTAACAATCTGCCATCACAGACTAATGCCACTGGTGTTGTCTTGGGTGGACACATTTCTTCTGTAGCAACTGCTCAGACTATCGTTAACACTGAAGTTATCCGTGACCCATCATCTTTTGGTGATATCGTCCGTGGTCTTCATGTTCACGGTGTTAAAGTATTGCGTCCAGAAGCAATTGTTGGTGCATACTACACTATTGACTAAACCATATAGGATAGGGGTGGGAAACTGCCCCTATTCATTTATTTTATGAAACCTCAGAAACCAATAAAAATTAAATCTAAGAGTCTACAAAGAGGTAGACGAAGAAAAAGTAATGTTCCTTATTCTCAATACGCAGACAACTGGGACAAAATTTTTAAGAAAGAAAAATAAGGGCATATCTAAATGGCTGCAACTTTTTTACAACTTACAAATGAAATACTAAGGGAAATAAATGAAGTTCCTTTAACTTCATCTAATTTTGCAGATGCTATAGGAATTCAAGCTCATACAAAAGATTGTATTAATAGAGCCTATTTAGATATTGTAACTGAAGAACCTAAACTACCTTTCTTGGCTACAGCATTAAGTGGAGCCACTGATCCTATGTATGGAAATGTATCAGTAGAAACAGTAGCTGGTCAGCGTTGGTATAAACTAAAAGCAGAAAGCTCGAGCTACACAACTGATTTTGGCGCAATAGACTGGGAAAACTTTTATATTACTACTATAGATGTCTCAGGTGAGTCTGCTCCATATGTTTCAAAAAACTTAAGGTTTATTTCTACAGAGACTTGGAAGGACTTTAAACGAGCTTCAGAAAATAATGATGATGCTGATACTCAAAATTGGGGTGAACCTAACAGCGTTATACGAAGTCCTGACGGGCGTAACTTTGGATTGAGTCCTATTCCTAAACAGGTCTACAAAGTTTGGTTCTTTGCTTGGGATTTACCAACAGAACTTTCATCTTATTCAGATGAAATAGTTTTTCCAGACTTATATAAATCTGTAGTATTAGCAAAGGCTAGATATTACATTTGGCAGTTTAAAGAAAATCCACAAGCTGCAGCATTTGCGTTAGAAGATTATAAACGAGGCTTGGGTAGAATGCGTTCTAATTTGTTAGAACCAGCTCCAAGTTATTTTAAAGATGATAGGGTAGCATTTATCTAATGTCACAGCCTTTTGGTCTTTCATGTCGTGGTGGTTTAAACACAAACCTTAACCAGTTTGATATGCTGGCACAGCCCGGTTTTGCCACAGACTTAATAAACTTTGAAGTAGACCCTGATGGTGGATATCGTAGAATTAATGGATATACCAACTATGGGGACACTAGACCTGAAGGGGCTAACAAAATATTAGGAATATATCCTTATGCATTAGGTGTAGTAGTTTGTGTAGATACTAGTATTTATTATTCTGAGGATGGAACTACTTGGATTCAGATAAATAAAAACACAACACATACTGGCGTAACTGAAGCTGATTTGGCAACAACTGCTGTATTAGATAGACCAAACCAAGGTCAAGCTCAGTTTGTAATAATGAATGCTCCTTCTGGTCATAGTAATACAGATTATGGTTCATTAAGTATTGCAACTGGAGCTAATGCTGTAGCACACTTCCATATTGATGGAACTGGAGCTTCAAGACTTTTTGTATATCAAGAGATAAGCTCACCCGCAGCAGGAAAATACATTGAAGAGCATAATAGACATTTATGTATTGTAGATACTGAAAATGCTCCAAGTACAGTTTATTATAGTAAGACAAATGATGATAGAGATTTTACAGGGACTGGTTCTGGCTCTGTTACTATTTCTGACAATATAACAGGTATAAAAAGCTTCCGTGATTCTCTGTATATTTTTTGTGAGAACACAATACATAGACTTGATAACATTAATGATTCTGCTAATACTACCGTAGTTCAAATAACAAATAACGTAGGATGCTTAAATGGCTATTCAATTCAAGAGATAGGTGGCGATCTAGTATTCTTAGCTCCAGATGGAATACGAACTATTGCTGGTACTGCAAGAATTGGTGACGTAGAACTTGGATCAGTATCAAGACCTATTCAATCTATTATTTCTCAACTTGCTAGAAATATAAATCTATACACTATAAGTAGTGTTGTACTAAGAGATAAATCTCAGTACAGATTATTTTATTCAACTAATAGTACAAACTTAGCAGCAAGCTATGGAGTAATAGGAACATTAACCCCAAATGGTTTTGAGTGGTCACAGACTTTAGGAATTCAAGCACCTGCTATAGCATCTAATTTTGATACTAATGGAATAGAAGTAATATATCATGGTGACAATTCTGGATATGTTTATATCCATGATACAGGTGATTATTTTTATGAAGACGGTATTTCAAAAACAATTGATGCTAGATATCAATCACCAAATTTAGATTTTGGGGATGCTGGAACTTTAAAAACTTTACATTATATTAAGATGTCTTTTAGCCCAGAAGGTGTAATACAACCTTCTTTGCGTGTTAGATTTAATTATGAAGACACCTCAATTCCACAACCAAGTGATTATACTTTGACGCAAATACAAGCACCTGCTATTTTTGGTTCAGCAGTATTTGGTACAGCTAGGTTTGGTGGTACATTAGATCCGTTAGTAAGACAGTCCCTTCAAGGGAGTGGACACGTTGCAAGTTTTAGAATTTCTAGCAATGACAATAGACCTTCATATTCAGTAAATGGCTTATATATTGATTATATGCCATCGGGCAGGAGATAAATAAATGGCTGGAACTAGCTATACAAGGCAAAGCACTTTTGTAGATGGCGATACTATAACTGCGTCATTGTTCAATGATGAGTATAATCAGCTAGTAAATGCGTTTGCGTATGCGACCACAGGAACGACTGGTCATAGGCATGATGGTAATGCTGGTGAAGGCGGTAACATTTATGTTATTGGCGATCAAGATTTTAAAAATAAAATTGAAGTCGATTCAACTAATAATCGCTGGGGTGTTTATGTTGAAGTAAGCACTGTTGCCGTAGAACAAATACGCATTCAAGATGGTGCGATTGTTCCTGTCACTGATAATGATATTGATTTAGGCACTAGCTCATTAGAATTTAAAAATCTTTACATTGATGGCACAGCTAAAATTGATACATTAACAGTTGATGAAGCAGCTACTATTGGAACTACTTTAGCTGTAACTGGTGCTACAACTTTATCTAGCACACTAGCTGTTACTGGGGCATCTACATTTAACGGTAATGTCACGATTGGTGATGCTGCTACTGACACTGTTACTATTACTGCTGACGTAGCTTCTAATCTTATCCCTAGTGTAGACAGCACATACGCACTTGGTGACTCTTCTAATTACTGGTCAAATGCATATATTGACGCAGTAACTACAACAGGAAACGTATCTGTCGGTGGAAATTTAACTGTCACAGGCAACGCTACTATTTCTGGCACATTAACCTTTGGAGATGCAGACACTGATAGTATCACACTTAATGCAGAAATTGCATCGGACGTTATCCCGGATGTTGATGGCACTTACGACTTGGGTAGTGCGACTAAAGAATGGCAAGACCTTTATATTGACGGTACTGCTAATATTGATAGCCTTGTTGCAGATACCGCAGATATTAATTCTGGTACTATTGACAATACTGTAATCGGTGGCACTACTGCCGTAGCTGGTACGTTTACAACTGCTACTGCTACTACAGGTGATATCACTACTGTAAACTCTACTACTGTCAATGCTACTACAGTAGATTCTACTAACGTAGAAGTAACTAATATCAAAGCTAAAGACGGTACTGCCTCTGCCAGTATTGCTGACTCTACTGGTGTTATGACCGTTGCTAGTGCTGTGCTGACTACTGCTGACATCAATGGCGGTAGTATTGATAATGTTACTATAGGAGATACAACAGCTTCTACTGGTGCATTTACAACGCTTACAGCTTCAGGTGCTACTACACTTAATGGTAACGTAACACTTGGTGATGCTGCAACAGATAACGTAGTCTTTAACGCTGATGTAAACTC